ATTTCAATTATCACCCAATGTAATTAATGATTATTCAAAGAGTTCATATGCAAATAGTGTGAGTCAACAAACCGACTTTTATGTTAATTGCTTGATGCCTATTTTGAAAATGTATCAGCAAGAAAACACCCGAAAAATATTATCATCGGGTGACAAATTATCGGGACAGTACCTTGAACATAGTATCAAGGATTTATTTAAACTTGACCCAACTGCACAAATGGACTTCTTACAAAAAGGTGTAAATAATGGAATGATTAAATTAAATGAAGCTAGAGAAGAACTAGGATACTCATATGTTGATGGTGCTGATGTGCTTTTGATGAATGGTAATTTAATAACTTTAGATGCAGTTAAAACGGGTGCTAACTATGGTGGCACTATGAAGGGGGGTGAGTAAGTGAAAAAGAAAGCTATTCAATTTAAAAATGCAATGGGTCAATCTAATCAAGAACTATATTTTTATGGTGATATTGTAAGTGATGAATGGGATAAGTGGAGTGATGCGGATACATGCCCACAAGATATTATTGATATATTAAGTCAAATCGATGAAAGTAAACCGCTTGATATATACATTAATAGTGGCGGTGGTTCTGTATTTGCTGGAATGGCAATATACAACATGTTAATGAGAACTAAATCATTTAAAACAGTTCATGTGGATGGGGTAGCGGGTTCAATATCATCAGTTATAGCAATGGCGGGTGATAAAATTGTTATGCCTAGTAACTCATATCTGATGATACATCACGCATTATGTGGTATTCAAGGCAATCCAATTGAGTTACGAAAAATGGCAGATACATTGGATAAAATTGATGTTGGAATGTTAGAAGTGTATAAAAGTAAGTTGGTAGATGGAGTTGACATTGAAACTATTAAAACAATGATAGACAATGAAACTTGGATGACTGGTGATGAAGCAAGTAAATATTTTAATATTGAAGTAATTCAATCAAATAATGCGGTTGCAAGTATTAGTAAATTAGATATGTATAATAAAGTTCCTAAGGAACTTAAAAACATGACTGATGATAATACAGATTGTTGTTTATGTGAACAATGTACATGTACAGATTGTAAAAAAGATACGTGCGAAGAACCACCAAACGAGGATGTGAACAATGAACTTGAATTAGCAATAGCAAAATTAAGAATCAGAATGTAAAAAGAATCATTTTAAAAGGATGGTTCTTTTTTTATGCCCAAAATTCAAAAATTAATTGATGAAAGAAGGATTTTTAAATGAAATTATCAGCAGAATTAAGACAACAATTAGCAAAATTAAGAGCAGAAGCAAAAGATTTATCAATAAAAGATGGTGTACAAGCTAAGGAAATTAACGCAAAAGCTGACGAAATTGATGTAATTGAAGCTAGAATTAGAGTTCAAGAAGGTATTGAAGCCGATGAAGAAGAAGCAATAAAAAATAAAATTAAGGATGTCGAACCAAATAAGAATGAAAAAGATGTTAAAAACCTGCAATTAAGAGTATTTGCAAAGGTAATGAGCGGTCGCCCAATGGATGGAGATAATGAAATTAAAGCATTATCTTCAATCACGGGTGCTGATGGTCAATTATTAATTCCAGTGGATATTCAAACTGCTATAAATGTTTGGTTAAGAGATTACCCCGACATGGCTCAATATGTTCAACATGAACCAGTATCAACTATAAGCGGTTCAAGAGTCTTTGAAGTTGAACCAGAGTCAACACCATTTGGAGATGTTGCAGAATTAACAACAATTCCAGATATGGGAAGTCCCGAATTTCAAAAGATAACATACGCATGTAACTATTACAAAGGTATGTTAAAAATTCCTAATGAATTACTTAAAAATGAAGCTGGTGGATTATTAGCGTATGTATCACAATGGATTGCTAAGAAACAAGTTGCTACAAGAAACATCATGGCTTTTTATGGTACTGGAACTAAAACTGATGGACTATTAGGAATGACTACAGGCGGAATTACAGTTGAAAAAGACTTAACCGTACCAGTTACATTAAAACAAATAGACAATATCTTAAATGTCACATTACCTATTGCAATTGCAAAAACCGCTGAATGTAGAATATACACTAATCAAAGTGGTTTCAACTATCTTATCGGTTTAGAAGATAAGCAAGGTAGAAGATATTTACAACCCGATATTACAAATCCAGCAGTTTACAGATATGCTGGAAAGGAAATTGTAGTATTTGACGATAGACATTTATTAAACGCAACTATTAATACCGTTTCACAATTCCCTATCATAATCGGTAATTTACAACAAGCAATGAGAATGTTTGAACTGGAAGGATTCCAAGTTGAAACTGATAGAAGCAGATACTTTGACGAAGATGCTACAGGAATGAGAGTGATTGGAGCATTAACAACAAAGATATTTGATACTAAGTCAGCGTGTGCCCTTTATTCTCCTTTAGTGTAATAAGTTCATAAATTAATTAGTGAAAAGTAACAATGTAAGTTGTTACTTTTCTTGATTAAGAAAGGAGTTATTTATGATTACATTGGAAGAAGCGAAAGCATGGTTAAAGATTGACTATGATGATGAAGATGCCGATATCCAAGTTTTAATTGATGGTGCTATTGCATATTTAAAAAATGCGACTGGAAACACATACGATAATACTAATGCGTTAGCTAGGATATATGGTAGGGTTCTAATTATGGAATGGTTTGAAAATAGAGAAATGATGCAAGCGAATAAGACTAATGACAAGGTTAGATTTACATTACAATCAATCATGATGCAATTACAATATTCGACCGTGGGTATAATATCGTGAATGGGTTAGGGGATAGACTCCGAAACAGAATTGATGTATATGCCAAAGTAGAAATATTAAATGAGTTGAAAGAGAAGGATTGGGAGTATCAAAAGATTAAAACTATTTGGTCGGAAATAATACCAACCAGTGGACAAGTAAAAACCAGCGAAGACAGTTCGACATATTCGGAGGTATCACACAAGCTTACCATACGAGCAAACTCAATAAAAAATCTTACCAATGACATGTATTTTATGTACGATGGTAAGTTGAGATTTGATATTAATTTTTTTCAACCTAACTATAAATTTCGAGATAGTATTGAAATACTATGCACATTAGTAATTGATAATGATTGTGATTTATTGGGGGTGTGAGTAATGAGTGAAGACGGTTTTGACATATCTGAATTATCAAAATTTAGTACGGATATGTTAGCAATTGCAAATGATAAGATGCCGAAAGAATCAAAAAAGTTCATTAAGAAACAAGGTGCTTTATTATCTAAAAAAAATAAAGCAGAATATAGTTCGTGCGGTGTTGGGTCGGGTATCAAAGAGTTTGCTAAATATACTTTGACTGGATTTAAAGCTGGTAAAGTTTACAAATATGATGGTGCATTGAGTGTTAGAGCATACAACGGGACAACCGTAATTAATAAAGCGGGTAAAAAATATTCTTTAGGTGGAATGTTGAATAATGGTTTTGTACACGTTAATCGTGATGGAAGTGAATCATTTGTACCAGGTTACCACTTTATGGAAAAAGCGTTAAGCAGTTTTAATAATGAATATGTGTTAAATTGTGAAACCTTTGTTTATGACGTTGTAGTAAAAAATATTTAATTGGAGGTGCTTTTTATAATAACTTTAATTGATATTTATGAGGGTGTAAAAACCACTATAGAAAGTGCATTAATAGGGACTGATTTTAGTACCGTTCCAATTGTTGCAGAAGATAACGAGGGAATTATAAGACCATCTATTAAGATTAATATGGATGATAATAAATCAGACAAATTAAATTATAAACACAAAGAAAGAACGCTCACTGTGAGGGTTTATTTTTTTGCAAAAGATAAGGTCAAATATAAAATTGATAATTTAAAAATGCAAGACATATTAGAAAATGCTTTTTTAAATGATGTAAAAATAACAGATTCTTTTTACATGCCGATTATTAACGATGGAATAACAACCAACGTTGTTAATAGCGTGTTAGATTTTTCTTTTGAATTATATTCGATTGAAGAAATAGACGAGTTAATACTAGACCCAACAGAATACGAAATGATGGAAGAATTAGATTTTACTTTAGAAAGTGAGGAATAAATTATGACAATTGGGATGCCACTAATAGAAATAGCTTTTGAACAATTATCAACTAGCTTGATATCTAGGTCAGAGCGAGGAATTGCAGTAATAATAGTTCGTGATGATACAGTTGGGGCGAGAACTTATATCGAATATGCTGATATAACCGCATTAAGTGCCGATGAAGCATTATACACAACAACTAATTATCAATACATTACTGATATTTTTGGTTATGCATTAAATAAGGTAGTAGTGATTAACATTGGTGATGCTGGAGCAATTGGTGACGGTTTACTGACAGTAATACGAAATGTGTCAGAAGGTTGGATTACTATTGCTGATGGTACAAATGCAGATTTTAACACCTTAGCATCATGGATTAAAACACAAGAACTATTAAAAAAATCTTACAAGGCGGTTACTTATAAAGCAGTCACAACAGATTGTCGACACATTGTAAATTTTTACAATGATAAAGTAACATTTGTTGATACTGATGGACGTGGTGAAGTAACTGGAGAAAAATATACACCAACATTAATTGGTATCTTAGCATCATGTAACATTTTAAGGGGTTCAACTTACTATATATGTTC